AAAAATCATAGATACTATTCTCCAAATGTATTTGAGTATTATTATGAAAGAGATAAATCAGTATTTAATTCTATTATTGAATTTTTTATACAAAATACACCAAATCTTATAGTTACGCTTCACGATTATAAAAGAATAAATAATTTACTTGGTGTTAGATCAAACGTTATTAGCGTAAGTTATCATAGTTTGTATAAAAAGTTTGATGAAATATATGAGAAAATTCATTCTATGAATGGCAAGGTTCAGTATTGCCTGCTAGATTGCAGTTCTTTGGGGTTGGCTTTGTCTCCCAAAATTTGGGAGAACCTGGATATGTCGATAATAGACTTTGGAAAGGCCTTAAATTTCACCAAAGATTACAATTCGGCATCGAGACATGCTTCAAGATAAGGACACTGACGATATTGAATATCTAACAGATTTGATGTTTGATACTTCGCTTTCTATATCAGAAATATCTAGGCAATTGGGTTGGCCAATTTCAAAAACAAATAAAGAAATAAATAGGATAGGTCTATCCTGGCTAAAAGATAGCAGGAAAAAAATGTCAAGGGGTCAAACAGCCCTTACATTGATTATGAAAAAATTATTGCCTGGTGAAAAAATAGTCAATGAATTTCACATAGGCGATAAAATGAAATTAGATGTTTACTGTCCGAAGTACAAAGTTGCAGCAGAGTATCATGGTAGGCAGCACTTTTTTTATACTCAAAGATTTTTTGAATCAAAATATGAATTTGAAGAAGCTCTGCAAAGAGATTCTAAAAAATTAGATTGGTGTAAAGAGAACGGTGTTGCATTAATTGTATTTAGGTATAACGACAAGCTAAGCGAAGAGGCTGTATTTGAAAGAATGATACAAGCCATAAGAAATAGCCCTCATATACCAAAAGAAAAATCAAAGAAACGCGTAGTGGACACAACAGCATACAGAATTGCTAAAAAAAAGAACTCTGAATACAGAAAAAAATCCTATCAGCTATTTAAAGAAAAAAGAAATGTCAATAGAAACAAACGAAACAAATAAAGATAAGATACCATTAGAGTATCAAATATTTGCTCTGTGCTTAAAGAAGCATGGTGCAATAAAGTACTTTGCGGAAAATCTACCACAAGAAATAGTTGGTTTAATACATAACGAAAAGGGAATTAACGAATTTTACTTAGCTATTCTTGGCTATTATAGTGCAACAAATCTTGAGATAATAGATCCGATAGCATTTAAATCTTGGCTTGAAACAGATTCGGATATATATGAAGCTCTTGGCGGCAACGCAGGGGTTTCAGTTATGTTAGATATTCTTAACTCTCTTGAATTATCTGAACCCGAATCTATTACCGAATTGGTTAAGCATAAGGCTAAAAAAAGAAAACAAATAAATTATTTACAAGAACTTCAATCAATATTGACCCAAAAGGGATTAAAAGATGAGGCGGACTTAGAAAGAATACAGGTTCTTACATCTGAAATAAGAGAGTTAGAAAATCAAATAAGGTATGATCCACTAGAAAAAGTTACTAGCGGTAGTGATATTATTAAAAGAGTCAATTCAATTCTTGACATACCAAACTTTTTGCCAACACAATTTAAGTCTTTAAATAGAGCAATGGGGTATACGGATAGCGGTGGATTTTTTAGGGGAGCCGTACATGCAATCATAGCCGCATCTGGCAAGGGCAAGAGCACGTTTGCCAAATGTTTGGCAAATAATTGGCTCGATAATGGATATAGGGTTTTATACGTTAACTTTGAGGAAGCAATAGGTCATTGGGAAAGAATATTAATGACGCAAATAATAGGAAAGAACGTTTATGCAGAGTATTCAAAATGGACAGACGAAGAAAAAAATAAATATTTAGATATATTTAAAGAAAAGCTTCTATTTTGGGGTGACAGATTAATGGTTAGGCACGATCCAGATACCCCTTATTTTGAAGATTTAGAATTCTGGCTTAGGGATATATTGGGTCATAATGTTGACCTTCCAGATGTTATAATAATTGACACAATACAATCAATGTTTACCAGAGGTGGCGGTAAGGGCAAGCCTAGGTGGGGAGAATTTGAAGAAATGATGGTTCGCCTAGAAAAATTGGCCAGAGATATGAATTGCGTATTAATAATAACCGCTCAAGAGAACGCGAATAGAATGAAAGAAAAAAGAGAAGTCGTTCAACAATCTGATACTGGTGGATCTTTAACAATTCAACAGAAATGTGCGGTCACCATTTTCTTAACGGAAAAAAGATTAGCTACTGACGATGAAACAGAAGACGAAAATATAATGCAGCTTCAAATTCCCAAAAATAGAATAACGGGGTCTGCATTTTTATATGATCCTCCGCTAGTAAGATACGTTGATAGTAAAAAGGTATACGAAGAATACGAGCCGGTTACTAGTGATTCTTACTCTGGATCCTCCCTATTAGATGACCTGTTAAATGATAAGGATTTTCACTAATGAGTACCATAACAGTCGAGGCAATAAAAGATTTTCAAATATGCGAGAGACTTTTTGACTATAGGCACATACAAAAAATGTCTGAAAAGATGTATTCCCGCGAAATTAATTCAGACAAATTTGAAAAAACAATAAAAAATATTATATGTTTTTTTATGTTTAAAAAACAATCTGGATCTTTGCCTTCCTACGCAGCAATATTAAATAGGTGGGAAAAGATGTGGTTTCCAAAAGACACGAATTCTTATGACATTATTACCGAGCAGCATGAAACAGTCTACGGAAACATGTCTAGCTTAACTACAAAAGCCGCGAACTCACTCTTGTTGTTCTATAGTCATTATTCTAAGATAGATTTTATTCCCATATCAATATCAGAAGAGTACTACATTTCTACCAGAAAAGGAATTAGCATAAAAGATTCATTTGATGTTATAGTATATTTTGATAAGACATTCTATGTTATAAAAATACTCTTTAATTACAAAAATAGCAAAAAAGATATTTATAAAACTGATTTTGCATGCTTGAAAAAGGGATTTGAATCAAGACATCCGGACAAGTCTCATATAACAAAATATGGATTCATAGATATGATGAGTCAAAATATAGGCTTTCAAGAATATTTGTTGAGCCAAGATGATATAATGGTTTTCGATAATTGGTGTGATAAAATAGATGCAACAGAAATTTTTATGAATAAAAGAGGCTTAATATCATACTGTAAAAAGTGCCCCTTTGATGATCCATGTTCAAAATGGAAGAAAGAATAGAGATGACTAAATCAATACTAGATGATATTCTCGTCGACAAAAGATCAAATGCTTTGCTGAAAGCAGAAGACGAGAAGCTAGCTCCTCTCCTAGAGGAAATAAATTTTATATCAGATGATTCTATTAAATCTTTTGTAAGATCAGTTCTTTTAAAAGCAGAAAACTTTTGGGATATACCTTCTAGTTTTAGCGGAAGATATCATCCCAAGGATGAGCACGGCGTTGGTGGCAACGTCCTTCACACCAAAAGAGTCGTGAGAATAGCCGCAGTTTTTTCTGATTCTTACACCTTGAGTGTAGAAGAAAAGGATGTTGTATTAGCGGCATCTCTCCTGCATGACGTATGCAAGGGAGTAAAAGATTCAGAAAATGGAAGCGTAAGATATGATCCGATGCATCCCTATGCCGTCGGCGGTTTTGTTGAGAAATGTAGAATTAAAGATAAAAAGATGTCTTCAGAAATAGACTCATCAACACTATATCTTTCAGAAGAGGTAATACAATCAATATTGAGACTAATTAGATGCCATCTTGGTCCTTGGTCTCCGGTTCCAGAAACATATCCAATAACCTATCTTGATTTCATAGTACACCTAGCCGACAACGTTGCATCTAAAATGCATTTAATTATACAAGACAGTGATCTAATAAATCCACAATGGAGAGTAAATGGACCTAGAGCAGAGATTGAAAAGAAGACATAAGATAATTTCTAATATAGAATTCTACATAAAAGAATCTGTGTACTATAGAAATAATAATTGTTTTTTTGAAGACGACAAAAAAATAATAGTGTGTAACGTAAAGCAAGAGAACAACAAATCAAAAATACTATGAAACTAAATTCAGATGAAACAAAATATACCAATAGATGGAAATTCGTTGAAGTAGCAAAATATGTAAAGTCTTTGAATAAAGTTATTAGAGAAAAAAAGGATAATCTTCCTGTCTTTCTCGACATAAAAGAGGTAAATAACTACGCAGAACAGCACCAAAACATTCGGAATATATACTTCAGTATGGCATTACGACACAGTTGATATAGACAAATCAATTAGGTTGGGCTCACTTTATTTTGATATAGATTCTGAAGATGGAGAAACATCTCTTGTAGAAGCTAGAAAATTATATTCATACTTGGAAGAATTCATACCCGCCGAGGCTCTTATTGTATATTTTACTGGCAAAAAGGGTTTCCATATTGAGTGCGAGGCTATATGCCTGGGCATAAGTCCGTCAAATGTTCTTCCAAATCTATATAGATACATAGCAAATAAAATAAAAGACGATTTAAAATTGAACAATTTAGATTTCAGTGTTTATGACATGAGAAGAATGTGGAGATATCCGGGAACCATTCATCAAGATACCGGTTTATATAAGAATCTTTTAGACAAAGATATACTGTTTTCGGACATGTCTAGCATTAAGAAATACTGTGAAAAGATCAGAGACAATACGATTCCTGAACAATTGTTTAGCGCAAAAGCCGCAAAATGGTATTTAAATTTTACGTATAATATGGAAATAGATAAAGAAAGATCTAAAGACTTCCTTGATTATTTTAATAAGTTTGGATCCAAGTCTTTTAAAGAGTTATCGGAGTTTGAAAAAAGATTTACCAAAAAAGAATTATTAAGAAACTGTCCCGCAGTAAAAAGACACGTTGAGGAAGCCAAGAGAACCAAAACGCTAAGCCATGAAACTAGGTTATTCCTATGTTCAATACTCACATACAGTGAAGAATCTATACAGTTTTTATATGAAATATTAAGCCTATGCGATGACTTCAATTACGAAAAATCTTCTAGCCATATAAATGATTGGATTAAAAGAAGACAGTTGGGAATTGGAGGCAGACCCTACACTTGCGAGAGAGCAAACTCAGCTGGAGTCGGATGCGGAGATTGCAATTTAGAAAAAAAGAAAAAATGGATTACAATAGGAGATAGGTACGTGGAGGGCAGCGAAGAATCAATGCCTTCTCCAGTAAGATTTGCATATAAAAATGTGAAAGAACAACAAAATGGCTGATAATATAAAAAATCCAGATGATGTGATAGGGGTATGCTCTGAGTGTAAATCAGATCAGCCGATGGGGTACATGTACAGAAATCCATTTGCCCAACAGGGACTAGCTGTACCGTGCAAATACTGTGGGGGAATAGTCATTATTACATATAGGGAGACAAGAGATGGTTCCTTGAACAATTCAGACAAGGATAGGGGTATCAGTTGAAAAACTGGACAAACCTTCATAACCACACAGTTTTCTCGATGTTAGACGGACATGGAGATGTGGAAGAGTATTTAAATAGAGCAAAATCGCTTGGAATGTCTGGTCTAGCAACAACTGATCATGGCAACATACATTCGTGGTTGGATTTTTATGACGTAGCAAATGCTGTTGGAGTAAAGCCAATTCTTCGGAAGCGAGTTTTACCAGGCTAGAAAAACAAGATTTGATAGAGATGAAGAAGAAAGATCTGGACCATCTAAAAACGAGTGGGAACAAAGAGGCCCCTACCATATAACTATACTGGCAAAGAATAATATTGGCTACCACAACATCATCAAAATGTCCTCTAAGGCTTTCTTGCAGGGGTACTACGTAAAGCCTAGATTAGATCACGATTTAATTTCAGAATATTCTGAGGGGATAATTGTTCTATCCGGCTGCCTAAACAGCGAAGTTTGTCAAGCGCTGCTAAGAAATGATTATGATTTTGCGTTAAACGCCGCATACAAAATGCAAAGCATAGTTGGCAAAGAAAACTATTTTATAGAAATACAAAATCATGGAATAACAGAACAAAGAAAAATTTCCAACAAGCTTATAGAGATAGCGAAAACAATTGGGGCTAAAGTGATTCCAACCAACGACTGCCACTACGTGCATCAACACGACGCTAGGGCTCACGATGTCATGCTCTGTGTAGCAACCAACTCAACAATCCATACTCCAGATAGGTTTTGTTTTTCCGGCGACAATTTTTATCTGAAGTCTTATGAGGAAATGGAATTATTGTTTAGTAGTGATTGGCTAAAAAATACTATGTCAGTTTGTGATATGGTTGATATAAATCTAAAATTTGGAGATATACATTTTCCAAAATTTCCAATTCCAACTAAAGAATCTTCAGATGAATACTTTGAAAGATTAGCTTGGGATGGGCTTAAGGTAAAATACGGGCAGCAGCTTCCAGAACATATTATAAATAGAGCCAATCATGAAATAAAAGTTGTAAAAGAAATGGGTTTTCCGGAATATTTCTTGGTCGTATCAGATCTAGTTAGATGGGCAAAAGCTAATGGGATTAGGGTAGGGTGGGGTAGAGGATCTGCTGCGGGTAGCGTTTTATCATATGCATTTGACATTACTAATTTGGATCCCGTTAAATTTGGACTCTTATTTGAGAGATTCCTTGTTGAGGGAAGAAAGTCAATGCCAGATATTGACTTGGACTTTGACGATAGGCATAGGGATAGGGTAATAGACTATGCCAGAAATAAATATGGCAATGATAGGGTAGCCCATATATGCACCTTCAATAGAACTGGTGCAAAACAATCCGTTAGAGACGCTGCGAGAGCCTTAGGTTATGATTTTTCTTTTGGCGACAAGGTATCTAAACTAGTCCCACCTCCAGTTCTTGGAGTATCAAAATCGCTATCAGACTGTATGAGCACAGAAGAATTTAAAAAAGAATATAACTCAGATAAAGATTCTAAAAATATTATAGACACAGCTTTCACCCTTGAGGGCTTGGTGAGACAAACTGGAATTCACGCCGCCGGAATCGTAATATCAAAAGGGCCACTGATTGACTACTTGCCGATAATGCAAAAGGGCGTAGATAATCCAATTGTTACTCAATGGGATATGGGAAGAGTTGAACAGTGTGGTCTGCTTAAAATTGATTTCCTTGGCCTTAGAAATCTTGGCGTAATTGATTCTTGTATAAACTTGATTAAAAAACATAGAGCTATAGAAATAGATATAGACAAAATTCCATTAGATAATAAAGCAACATTTAATGAACTTTGCAAGGGCAATTGTGCCGGAGTTTTTCAACTAGAGTCCTCGGGAATGAGACAGTTAATGTTGCAGCTGCAGCCCCAAAACATTGAAGACATCATGGCCCTTATATCATTGTATCGCCCTGGTCCAATGGGATCTGGAATGGACAAACTATACATAGATCGAAAGCATGGGAAATCTAAGGTGTTTTACGATCACCCAAAATTAGAGAAAGTTTTAGGTCAGTCTTTGGGAATCATGTTGTATCAGGAAGATGTTCTTGCAGTAGCTAGAGAGCTAGCTGGATTTAGTTCAGCAGAAGCAGATGATTTACGTAAGGTCATAGGCAAAAAGCTCATGGACAAGATTGCATTATTTAGGGCTAAGTTTGTTGAAGGTTGCGTAAAAAATTCTGGGATGCTTCCTGAAAAAGCAAATAAAATATATTCTGACATAGAGTATTTCGGTGGATATGGATTCAATAGGGCTCACGCAGCAAGCTATGCCATGATATCTTATACAACAGCTTACTTAAAAACAAACTATACAACTGAATATATGGCCGCCTTGATGTCTTCAGTCGTTGGCAATAAAGACAAGCAATCTTTTTACTTAACGGATTGTAGAAGATTGGACTTGGAAGTCATGCCACCATCTATCAATATGTCTGGTGTAGATTTTGATGTTATAGAAGAAAATAAAATCATTTTCGGCCTATCAGCTATAGACGGAATAGGAAATACAATTGCTGAAACAATAGTAAAAAGTAGGAATAATAAAAAACCATATGTAAATATGTACGATTTTTTTAGAAGATGCGATCCATCTATATTGAAAAAGTCTACACTAGAACATCTGTCTTCGGCTGGTGCACTCGACGAACTTATTGAAGAAGACGTTCCACTCGAAATAACAAGAAGAATAGAACTGCAAATACTGGAAAAAGAGAAACAAGAGTTAGGCATATATGTTTCTAATCATCCGGTTATGGGAATATGGGAAATTATGAGTAATCAAATTTCAAATGAAATAATAGATCTTAGCGAGCTAGAGTCTGGCACACAAGTAAAGATAGGTGGAATAATAGATTCCGTTAAAAAAATGACAACCAAAAAAGGCGAAAAAATGTACAAGCTTCAGCTAGAGGACATAAGTTCTAGTGTAGAGGTCTTGGTTTTTCCCAGAGCGTCTAAAGGTATATTAGAAAATTATTTTTCTACTGGAGATATATTTTTAATTAATGGAACCCTAAATAAAGAGAGCGACGAAGAAAATGCAGTAGTAAAAATATTTTATAATTCTTCAGAAAAAATAAACGCTAATATATTTCATGGTGGAAAACCAATAATATTTAAATTAAATAGCCTTATATCTCAGGTGACTTTAGATAAAATCTATGATATAATATCTTTGAATAAAGGAAATAGGCCAGTCTTTCTTGAGGTTCAAGATGATAGACGTAAATATACTTACAAGTTTGATCTTCTGTCCTCAACCAAAATAGTGCCATTGATAGAGCAAATCATAGAATTGGAACCATCCATATGACATTACCCGGAACTTATCAAAATCCCGCCGAAAAACCATGTTGGAGTTTTTGTAGATCATGCAATAGGTGCGACAACAAGGGCAAGTATAGTAAATGCGCTAACTGTAGCGGTAGATACGATCCACTCGGAAAGATTGACCCACATCCAGATGATTTTTGCGACTGCAGAAACGGCGTTCTTAGATGGCGTACCCAACAAGGCAAAGTGATTATAACTAGATTCAAATCAAATCCCTTCAAGGGTAAAGTTAGTTATGAAAAGAAAACCCAAGATGAAAGAGATTGGGATTCATACGTTAGAGATATGAGAGAAAAACTTAATGATCCAAACTTTAATCCGATAACAATTATAGATGAGGAGTAATATGAAAGAAAAAGAAGTAGGAAGATTAGTTTATAATAACTTAACTCTTGTCGAATACGAAGAGCCCAACGAAAGTAGTAGTTTCTTTGTTCAATCTGGTGTAGTTGGCTTTTATGCTACGGAGGATGAATTATATGATCTATACTGTCTTCTCAGTTACTATTACAATATGGATACAGCTAACGAAATTGTTATCTCAGTAAAGTAGGTATCATGAAGTGGCCATATATTGAAGAAGATCATATGGAAATAGGAAATACGGGTTGGATTCCG